TAGGCTAGTCTGGTCAAGTCACTCCGTTTGGGGCGGAGAGAGCGCAGGTTCGAATCCTGCCACACGGACCAATTCTTCTATCTTAAATTCCCTTGATGTGGTCCAATGTGTATTGGCAAAGGGGATTGTATCAGATAGTTTGTAAAGTAATTGATAAGAGTTTTCTTGTTCCATTAATGTATTTATTTAATGGTCATATATACCCATGTAGCTCAATGGCAGAGCAATCGACCGATAATCGATAGATAAAAGTTCAATTCTTTTCGTGGGTACCAAAAGGAGTAATTATGAGTGATGGTGGTAAAGGTTCAAGTCCTAGACCATATTCTGTTCCAAAAGAACAATATGATAAAAATTGGGAATTAATATTCGGTAAGAAAAAAACTCTCGCAAGTGTTCCGGTAGCACAAGAGTCTCCAAAACTCTTGGACGGGGTTCGATTCCCTGGCGAGAGGCCAAAAAAGGAATAGTGATATGAAAAAATTCGACCTAGATGAAGTTAAATCATTCCTTGCTAAACAAGGTCCAAATACTAAAGTCTATCTTGGTGCGGATTCTGAAAGAGTAAGAGTGAATGGTGTTTGGTATGCTGACTATGCTTTAGCTGTGGTTGTGCATATTGATGGATGCCATGGTTGTAAAATATTTGGTTATGTTGAGCGTGAATTAGATTACGACCATAAGAAAAGTAAACCAGCAATGAGATTAATGTCCGAAGTTTATAAAGTTTCGGAATTGTTTCAATCATTGTCTGAAGTATTGGAAGACTTTCATGTTGAAGTACATTTAGACCTGAATAAATCAGAGTTATATGGTTCTTCATGTGTGGTCCAACAAGCGATTGGTTATATCAAAGGTACATGCAATATGACACCTATGGTTAAACCAGATGCACCTGCAGCTTCTTTCTGTGCTGATAGATTAAAAAGAATTCTAACAGAACAAGAAGCATTTTAATTTTTATAAGGATTTTTATGAGTTATATTCCATTGAGTGATAAAATTATTATTGAAAGAGTTGAAGGTGCTAAAGAAACAGCATCAGGTATTATTTTAAAATCTTCTGGTGAACCAGATAGAGCAAAAGTAATTGCAGTATCTGATAGTGTTGATGAAGTGACAATCGGAGAAGAATTGTTAGTAAACTGGAATGGTGCAGTCAAACTAGAACAAAATTTATACAGCATTAACATTGAACATGTCATTGCAGTATTCGATGCTCCGATAGCTTAATGGTAAAGCAGTCGACTCATAATCGATTGAGTGTAGGTTCAATTCCTACTCGGAGCACCACTTGACAATTTAAAAAAGAGCCTATATAATAGACTACATTGCGGGTATGATGTAATGGTAACCTGAAACCTTGCCAAGGTTTATATGAGAGTTCGATTCTCTCTACCCGCTCCAAATATTGCGGAATTAGTTTAATGGTAAAACTGGAGATTTCCAATCTTCTGTTGTCAGTTCGATTCTGGCATTCCGCTCCATGATTTTATATTAGGAGACCATATGAGTGTTACATTAAAAAATTTAGAAAGTGCATTGGCTGGTGAGTCACAAGCACATGTCAAGTATCGTTACTTTGCAAAAATTGCTCGTGAAGAAGGCTTTGCTGATATTGCAGACCATTTTGAACATACAGCAGACCAAGAGATTCTACACGCATGGGGTCACTTGGAATTGTTGGTTAATAAACCAACTACCGCTGAATGCTTGCAAATGGCCATTGATGGTGAAACATATGAGTTCACTACAATGTATCCTGAAATGCGTGATAAAGCTAAATTAGAAGGTGTTGATAATTTCGTAAAAGAAATTAACGAACAAATTGATGAATCTAAAGAACACGCAAAACAATTTCAATCTATTCTAGAAAAAGCAGAAAAACGTTTTGCTGCTTTGGCTAAAGTTGAGAAACGTCACGCAGCAGCTTATGAAGCTAAATTAGATGAATTAAACCAAGTGGAGGCAAGATAATGGAACAACATGTATGCGTAGTTTGTGGCCACGTCCACGATGAAGAAACTGAAGGCAAATGGAATGAATTGACTGAAGACTTTACCTGTCCAGAATGTGGATGTGGTAAAGAAGATTATGAGTTAATTTAAAATATCGCAAGGTGGTGAAACAGTATCACAGAGGACTCATAATCCTCAGTTCCAGGTGCGACTCCTGGCTTTGCAACCAAACTACTTTTAATTTGGAACTGCCACAACCTTTTTAATACCGGTCTGTGGATCAATCATCTCTTGCCAATGATAACCAACCGGTGGTGCTTGCACTATCGGTTGTTGTACGATAATTGGCTGTTGCTCAACGTAAACTGGCGGACGAGCTAATTCATAACCAACGACACCACCAATCAAAGCTGGTGCAACCCAACCAATACCGCCACCTCTATAACAGCATCCACCATGATAGTGAACCTCATGTGCTTGTGCACCTAATGTTAATAGTGATAAAGCTAAAATTAGTTTTTTCATTATAGTCTCCTTTTGTGTATATCGTATAGGTAAGCAACTTCATTGATTCTTGTGTGAGTATTTCTACTTCCTAATACAATAACGATAGAATTATTTATCTTAGATACGATGCATCCACCTGATGCATTTATCCATCCTGTTTTACTTATAATAAAATCTTTTTTACCTATTAGAGGATTGGTGTTACGATACACCATTTTTCTTTTCTTTACATTAACTTCAACGGAAGTTTTCTTATCTGCTTCTACAATAAAAGGATAGTTAGCTGCAGCTTTAACCAAATACATTAATTGTCTAGCCGAACTAGTATTTCTTTTATCTAATCCTGTGGGTTCGTACACAATAGAATCTAACATATTAAGTTTGTACAATTTTTGATTCATAACATATACACAGACTCCAAAACCACCAGGATATTGCTCACATAATGTTTGTGCAGCTCTATTGTTACTATTGACCAAGGCCAATTCCAACAAAGTCCTACGTGATAATTGTGATGGTAATCCGTCTTTAATTTTGGTACTAAGAGGCACCAATTCATCTAAATCCTGTTTGGCATCTAATACAACCATTGCAGTTAATAATTTACTGATACTGGCGATTGGTTGTATTCTATCAGCGTTAGCTTCATCTAGGATAGTATCTGTATCCTCGTTAGTAATCAGCCACGATTTTGCGGTAATTGGTTGCGCTTGGACGTCTTGGAGATTAAAAAATACGGCGAGTAATAATAATATAGAAAAAACAAAGTGCAACAATTTAGATACTCCTCAATGAATGTGTCCATATTTATTTTAATGATTTAACGATGATTAGAGAGATTAATATACCAAAAGAAAATACGGCTAAGAAAACCAAAAATAAGGTTTTAAGTGATAGGTCTAAAAGGAAGTCTGCAAAAGATTGAGTCTCAGTAACTTCATTCGTTTTGTCGTCTGTATTCTTCATCTTGTTTTTGTATTTGTTCTTCTTGTTGTGTTAGTTCTAATAGTCTTAACTTTTTACGTTCAGCCTGATTATTTTTAATCACTTCTGGTTCCAGTTCTGGCCAACGTGTTTTCCTATCATGAGTTATCCAAGACATCAAGATTATTATAGTGATGGTAATAACAAACATAATACCACCATAACTTATTTCTTCCATATACATTTTTAATTTAGCTCTTCTTCTAGCTGCAATTCTGGCATCAGCTTGCATTTTACGAGCAATGAGTACCTTCTGTTGACTACCCATCTCTTTCATCATCTCACTAACATCAGTCCATAATGCACCTAATTCAGGTGGACTTTGATAAATCATCATCTCACGTAACTCTACTGTCATTTGTTCAAGTTGTTTTTTCATAACAACACGTTGTAGAGCACGCTTACCTAAACTATCTTCACCTTCATATATTTCTTCACGGTCTTTGCGTTCTTCTTCTTCAAGAACAGCAATACATTTGTACATATTGTCAAAATAGTTACCAAGATGATTTGTGAGTTCTTGGTATATACCAGCAGTCTCACCTTGTTTTTTGTTTAATTCAATGACACGATTTTTTTCTTCAATGTATGCATTGCGTTGTGTCGTTGTAGCAGGCTTATCTTTATGATTATTCGCAAATTGCTCGTCAAGGTCCTTTAGAACGGCTTTAACGTCCCCTGCGGCACCTTTAATATCTTTGTAGAGTTGACAGCCTTTTTTTACGGCCTGCACTGCCCCATTAGCGAGGGCAAATAGTGTTAACGGATCCATTTATATCGAAAACCATAATTTTTCCAGTTTAAATAATTTGATGGCAAAAATTACAGGAACAGCTTGCCTGTTCAGACGAATTCATATATAATGTTATATTATTATTTATGCGGAGAAGATTATGAATATTATGGCAATGAAGTTGGTTACTGGTGAGGAACTGTTAGGTGATGTAATTAAAACAACAGATACCACTTTTACAATAGAAAATCCAGTAGGTATAGCAGTTATTCGTGGTAAAGATGGTCAACCTAACGTAGGATTTACACCATTTCCGTTACATTCCGAACAAAAAACTGGGTCAACTATTGACTTGCAATTGACACATATTGTATACTCTTATACACCCGCTGAAGATTTTATTAAGAATTACAATCAAATTTTTGGTGCCGGCATCATTCTTCCACCAACACAACAAATTATTACAGGTTAATGTCAACATTTTATACCAATGTGCAATCGATTGGTAACCAAATTCTATATCGTGGCGTCAAAGACGGTGAACGAATCAAAGATAGAATTGGTTACTCTCCATCACTTTATATTGCCGATAAACGAGGCAAATCAACCTTCAAATCACTAGAAGGTACTCCTCTTGTTAAAAAAGAATTCAATAGCATCTCTGAAGCTAGAGAATTCGTAAAGTCATTCAAAGATGGTCACGGTGACCCAATTCCAGGTGCACCAATCATCTATGGACAAGAACGTTATGAGTATGCATACATTGCTGATGAACATCCAGAGATGGTTGATTGGGACCAAGACCATGTGTCGATAGCAATTATCGATATTGAGGTCGGTTCGGAGAATGGTTTCCCTGATCCATACGAAGCAAACGAACCAATTACAGCTATCTGTATTACATTTCTCAATGGTAAAACATGGGTGTTTGGTTGTGGTGATTACGTCACCCAAGGCGATGAATTGTATGTTAAGTGCAAAGATGAGTGGACTCTATGCAAGAAGTTCCTGACTCTCTGGAACGACCAATGTCCTGATGTTGTGACTGGTTGGAATACCAAGTTCTTTGATATTCCGTATCTCATCAATCGTTTCCGTAAAATTCTTGGTGAGAAAGATACCAAAAAGTTATCTCCTTGGGGTTATATTTTTGAACGCAAGACGATGATTAATGGCAAACAACTGATTGCATATGATGTTGTTGGTATCGGTCATCTAGATTACATTGAACTATACAAATGGTATGCTCCTGGCGGTAAGTCACAAGAATCATATCGTTTGGATGCCATTGCACAAGTTGAGTTGGGTGAAGGTAAAATCTCTTATGATGAGTTTGATAACCTACATGCTTTGTATCGATTGAACTTCCAAAAGTTTATTGAATACAACATTAAAGACGTTGCATTGATTATCAAACTAGAAGACAAGTTGAAGTTGATTGAATTGGCTTTGACTTTGGCGTATGATACCAAATCCAATTATGATGATGTGTTTGCACAAACTAGGATGTGGGACGCTCTGACATATTCTTATCTCCTAAACAAAGATATCATTGTACCACCAAGAATTGTTAAAGACAAAGATGCGGCTTTTGAAGGTGCATATGTGAAAGAACCACAAGTTGGCCTACACAATTGGGTGGCATCGTTTGACTTGAACAGTTTGTATCCTCACTTGATGATGCAGTACAATATTAGTCCTGAGACTCTAATTGAACCGGAGAACTACACTGATGAAATGCGTGAAGTGATATCACAAGGTGTAAGCGTTGATAAATTGCTGCTTAAACAAGTCAATACGTCAAATATAGTTGATTGCACTATAACTCCTAACGGACAATTCTTTCGTACAGATAAACAAGGTTTCTTACCTGCTATGATGGAAGAAATGTATGAAGACAGAAAGAAGTTCAAGAAATTATATCTCAAAGCGAAGCAGGAGTATGAGAATGAAAGAGATGATTCAAAGAAGTATGAGATTGAAAAGAGAATTGCTCGCTATAACAACCTACAACTAGCAAAAAAAGTTTCACTCAACTCGGCATATGGTGCTTTGGGTTCTCAATACTTTCGTTTCTATGATTTGCGGATGGCTCTTGGCGTTACTACTGCAGGTCAACTTTCTATAAAATACATAGAAAGTAAAATTAACGGTTATATGAACAAATTATTGGAAAGTAAAAATGTTGACTACGTTATTGCGAGCGATACTGACTCTATATATCTCCGTCTTGAGGAACTTGTATCACGATTTATGGGTGACAAACTTGGTGATACGAACAAAGTCATCACCTTTATGGATAAGGTCTGTGAGGATAAGATTCAACCATTTATTGATAAGAGTTATAAAGAGTTGGCTGAATATGTTAGAGCGTATTCTCAAAAGATGCAAATGAAACGTGAGGCATTGTCCGACAAAGGTGTTTGGACTGCCAAGAAACGTTACATTCTAAATGTATATAACAATGAAGGTGTGCAGTATAACGAACCACAAATGAAAGTGATGGGCCTTGAGGTGATTAAATCATCTACACCATCGGCAATCCGTGATAAGATGAAAGAAGCCATCAAACTAATGATGACTGGTACAGAAGAAGATATTCAGGACTTTATTGCAAAATTTAGAAGTGATTTCAATAATCTGCCACCAGAAGACATCTCTTTCCCTCGTGGTCTAAATGGATTGGCTACATACTCCGATCCAGTCACACTATATAAAAAAGGTACACCAATTCACGTTAAAGGTGCAATTCTCTACAACAATAATCTCAAAGCCTTGGACCTTACTAAAAAGTATCCATTGATTCAAGAAGGCGAGAAGATTAAATTCACATATCTAAAGTTACCAAATCACTTTAAAGATACCGTGATTTCTTATCCATCTCGCTTACCAAAAGAATTTGGGCTTGACAAATATGTTGATTATGATTTACAATTCGAAAAAGCATTCCTTGATCCAATCAAGGTTATCTTGGATTGTATGAAGTGGAAAGTTGAAAAAGTGAATTCTTTGGAAGATTTCTTCAGTTAATAAAGGAACAATATGAGTATTCTTGACAAAATTAAAAAGAACAGCAGTATTAAAGAATCTGCTATATTATCAAAATCAAAATTCTTTAATGATAAAGATATGATTCCAACGGCAATCCCAATGATTAACGTTGCTCTATCTGGTTCACTAAATGGCGGTTTAACACCAGGTCTTACAATGTGGGCAGGTCCATCAAAACACTTTAAGACTGCTTTCTCTTTGTTGATGGCTAAATCTTATATGGACAAATATGAAGACGCTGCTTTACTTTTTTATGATTCTGAGTTTGGTACTCCTCAATCCTATTTTGACTCTTTTGGTATTGACCCTGATAGGGTGCTTCATACTCCGCTTACTGATATTGAGCAGTTAAAATCCGATATCATGCAACAATTAACCAATGTTGAACGTGATGACCATCTCATTATTGTTGTTGATTCTATTGGTAATCTTGCGTCAAAGAAAGAAGTTGATGATGCATTAGAAGGCAAAACTGTGGCTGATATGACAAGAGCCAAAGCAGTTAAATCATTATTCAGAATGGTTACACCACATCTGTCAATGAAAGATATTCCAATGATTGTAGTTAATCATACTTACAAAGAAATTGGAATGTTTCCTAAAGATATCGTTGGTGGTGGTACAGGTTCTTATTACTCAGCTGACAACATCTTTATTCTTGGTCGTCAACAAGAAAAAGAAGGTTCAGAAGTTGTTGGTTATAACTTCATTATCAATGTAGAAAAGTCTCGTTATGTTAAAGAAAAATCTAAAATTCCTATCACTGTGTTGCATGACGGTGGTATTAGCAAGTGGTCTGGTTTACTTGATATTGCAGTCGAATCCAAACATGTGGTTAAACCTAGCAATGGTTGGTATTCAAAAGTAAATACCGAAACCGGTGAAGTCGAGGACAAAAAGTACCGTGAGAAAGATACTGATAGTTATGAATTTTGGGAATCAATTTTGAATGACATTACATTCCACGAATATATCACAAACAAGTATTCCATTAGTAATGGCTCAATCATGCAAACTGAGGAATAAAAAATGATAGAAGGAACAGATTACTGTTTCATCTATCCTAAAGATGAGGAAACGGTTGTTAATATTAAATTTTTAACTGGACCATACAAAGATACCATTTTCAAATATGGCAAGGTAAAAATTAAAGAAGAACCTGATGGAGCTCATTTACTTTTTGCATATGATGTGTTAGAATCACCAGTCGATAAGCCAAAGAAGTTAGAAAAGAATTCCGACTTTAAGAACTACATTGGTGATTTATTGGTAGAGATAATGACTTCCAACATGGAACAGGATATAATTGATGAAACTAGAGCAGACGATATTAAAGAACCTGATTTATAATGATGAATACATCCGCAAAGTATTACCTTTCCTAAAAGATGAGTATTTTACCGACAGAACTGAAAGATTAATATTCAATGAAATATTATCATTTACAAGCACTTACAATTCTTCACCATCGATTGAAGCAATTGCATTGGCCATCAAAGAGAAACGAAATCTCACAAATGATGAAGTGGAAAAGTCGGAAGCTTATCTTAAAGAAATTGTTTTGGCTAGCGGAGAAGAATCCAAGATTCAATGGCTTGTTGATAAGTCAGAAGAATTCGTACAAGAGAAGGCAATATACAATGCAGTATTGGGGTCTATTTCTATACTCGAAGGGAAAGACAAAACCCAAGACAAAGGTTCGATTCCCAAGATACTATCGGACGCCTTGGCGGTAAGTTTTGATAACTCGGTTGGTCACGATTACTTAGAAAACTCCGATGAACGATATGAATTCTACCACAGAAAAGAAGAACGAATCCCATTCGACCTTGAATTCTTCAACAAAATCACCAAGGGTGGTCTTCCTGCCAAGACACTTAACATTGCATTGGCAGGGACTGGTGTGGGTAAGTCTCTCTTTATGTGTCACGTTGCTGCTGGGTGTATGTCTCAAGGCAAGAACGTACTCTATATCACTATGGAAATGGCTGAAGAACGTATTGCTGAAAGGATAGATGCAAATCTACTTGATGTGACCGTTGATTCTCTGGTCGAATTACCAAGAGAGATGTTTAATAAGAAGATATCTAGACTACGTGAAAAGACAACTGGTAAGTTAATCATCAAAGAGTATCCTACCGCATCAGCATCATCTATACACTTCAGGACACTCTTAAATGAACTCAACCTTAAAAAGTCTTTTGTGCCAGATATTATTTTTATTGATTATCTCAATATTTGTTGCTCCGCCAGAATCAAAGCAGGAGCCAACGTTAATTCCTATACCTATGTTAAAGCAATTGCAGAAGAATTGCGAGGTCTGGCCGTTGAATTCGGAGTCCCCATTGTCTCTGCAACTCAAACCACAAGAACAGGATATTCCTCTTCCGACCCCGGACTCGAAGATACAAGTGAGTCTTTTGGTTTGCCTGCGACAGCTGACTTGATGTTTGCTTTGATTTCATCCGAAGAACTAGAATCTGTCGGACAAATCATGGTCAAACAATTGAAGAATAGATATAATGATCCAACAACATTTAAAAGGTTCACTCTTGGCATTGACAGAGCTAAGATGAAACTGTATGATGTATCTCAATCTGAGCAGGGTTATATTGCTGATGCTGGTCAAGTTGAAGATAAACCACTCAACTCATTTGGTATGAGAGAGAAGAAAGATTTTGGTAGTTTTAAAGTATGAAATTAACTAAAGAAGAAGCGTTACATTGTGCTAAAGTATATGAAGATTACTTTGGTAACTTTGAACGTATTGATGAGTACATGCGTGACCAGAAACTGAATTCTCTAAGTGAGATGTCCAGTAGTCCTTTGTTTCCAATTGAAGATGATTTGTTTTCTGATTTTACAATGCATCCTAATGATATGGATTTTGATGTGTGTGAAATTAATCCTGAAACATGGGAAAACTTACTTAACATTACGTCATCACATGTTAACATTCAACCTGTAGGCAAACAAATTCGTTTGGCTGTGAGAGAAAAGAACACAGGAAAGTTCGTTGGATTCATTAGACTAGGTTCACCAGTAATCAACATGAAGCCAAGAAATGAAACTCTTGGCCAAGTGTTTACACAACAACCTGAATGGGCCAAGAGATTCAATGATGCTGCTTTGATGGGTTTTGTAATTGTACCATCTCAGCCATTTGGTTATAATTATCTTGGTGGTAAATTGTTGGCAGCCATCTGTTGCTCACATAAGGTCCGTGAAATATGTAATCGAAAATACAATATGAATCTATGTATGTTTGAAACTACCAGTTTGTATGGTTCTTCTAAGACAGTATCACAGTATGACGGCATGAAGCCTTTCATTCGATACAAAGGTTTAACTGATTCTGATTTTCTACCAATGATGCACGGTAAACCATATGAAGACCTAATCGTTTATGTAGAAAACCGTGTTGGTCAAATCGTTGAAGATAATATCTCAAGTCGGAAATTAAAAATGTCAATGAAGATTGTTTCTTTGGTCAAGGCTGCACTCAAAGGTGAACCTGAAGAAAAATCATTTCAACAAACCATTGACAACGCAAAGAATCTAACTGAGCAAAAACGTTATTATATTTCTAATTATGGTTTTAAGAATAGTATCGATTACATTAATTGTAAGACAGACACCTTGATACCTGATGAATCGTATGATAAATATCATTTAGAGAATATCATATCTTGGTGGAAAAACAAAGCAAGCAATCGCTTTGATACACTAAAGAGTGAAGGTCGATTGAGAACCGAACTTGAAGTTTGGACTTCTAATAAACATATAGACATTATCAGGTGAAAATTATGAAAGCAACTGTGATTATACCAAGTACTGGTTCACCAGAACTTAGGAAAGCAATCGATTCTGTACTGAATCAAACAATAGAGACTCAATGTTATGTTGTCGGTGATGGTGAACAATTCAAAGGCAAAGTCAAGACAATTACTGATGAGAAAGCCGGAAACAATTTTCTAAAAGTCTGTTATCTACCAATTAATGTTGGTGCAAATGGTTTTTATGGCCATCGTGTGTATGCTGCCTTTACACATCTAATCAATACAGATTATGTTTTGTACTTAGACCAAGATAACTGGTTTGAACCTAATCATGTTGAATCATGTATTGAAACAATTGAAAAGTATAACCTAGATTGGTCATATTCGTTAAGAAACGTATGTGATAAAGATGGAAATTTCCTTACTCAAGATAATTGTGAATCACTAGGTAAATGGAAAACATATCATGGTGTTAACCATATAGATACAAATTGCTATTGCATTAAAACTAATATTGCGATAAAATTGGCTTCAGCATGGCACGGTGGCTGGGGGCAAGATAGAGTATTTCTAGGTGCAATAGCTCAACACTTTCCTAGATTCGATTGCTCAAAAGAATATACGGTCAATTATCGTACAAACGGAAACCCTGGTTCTGTGACACCTGAATTTTTTGAGAATGGAAATAAAGAGATGATGAAACAATATAATGGAGAATTACCATGGCAAAAAAAGATTTAATTATCGGTGGTTGTACAAACTACGGAATCAACCAACTTAAACCTTGGGTTCTCTCAGTAAATGAATGTATGCCTGATGCACATAAAGTGATGTGCGTTGGAAATGCATCTGATGAAACCAGAAAATGGTTGTCATCACAAGGATTTGATATTGTTGATATGCCAAACATGAATGTGCAGGTTCATGTGTTGCGGTTCTTATCTATTTACGAATATCTTAGAAAGACATGGCAAG